GTGTCCTAGCTCTCCGTAAGCTCTTTTTGTTTTAACAGATTCATTTACATATCTGTTAACTTCTCTCTGCATTATCTCTTTAGGATAAACTCTGCCATTTTTGTTCTTTAAATCTGATTGTAAAAACACACCTTCTATAAACACATTAGGTTTCTTAGGGTCTTTACTCTCTTCTGTTAAGTATGAAATACTTTCGTTAAACTCTTTAATAAGTCTCATTTACTTCTCCGTTAACCTAGACTTCCACCGTCATAGACATTACCTGTATCATCTGTGTCTAGTGGTGCGTCTTGATGTTGTTGTGAACCATAACCAGAAACTTTAGCACAATCAACAATAACAGTTCCACCAGCTCCGCCAGCTATAACTACTTCTATATTTGATGTGTTTTCTGAATTATCTGCAAACCCGTAAAAATCTAATGAACCACTTTCGTGTAATTCATATAGTACAACGGAGTTTCGTTGAACCTTTGCGCTAGCACCGCTAGACAAAGTCCAATGTAGCCCTTTAATGTTAGCTGTCGGGGAGCTTTGCGTCTCAGTAGATTTCTTAAGCGTTGTTGCTAAAGCAATTGTTCCGGTTGCTGCAGTCCCCCTAACAGATACCACACCCTGGACTTGGGTTAGTTTTAAATTGTTTACTGTGACTGCAATTTGATTTCCTTTTAGTTAAATTAATATGATTTTTTCTTATGGTTCATATGAGGTCCTTCTTCTAGGATCTCTACATTAGGATCATCCACTTCAACTGTTTCTATACCGTGTTCAAACATTACTTTATACCAAGCCACTTTACCATCTACTGGTTCTGCATGTTCACCTATTAGAGGTTTACCTTCATTCCATTCTTTGTGCATTATTTTACTAGCGCACAAGTGCTTGTCGCCGTCTAGTGAGCCTTTAGCTACACCATCAACAGGAGATTCGGTAATAACTCCTGCTCTAAAATCTTTAAATGTCTTCGCCATTTGTTTCTCCTTCTACAGGTCTCCCTGTTGTTTGATCTACATCCACTAATGCGTCATCTAGTGATACACCTTGTGGTTCCATGTCAGGATCAACACTCTGCTTAAAAACATCTGCTGCTTTCTCCTGTTTTAATGTATCTAAAGCTTCACCTGTTCGTGATGCTAGTTGATCATTAAATTGTTGTTGGGCATCTGCATTATTACCTGCAATTATATTGTCCAACATATCTCGAACTTCTTGTGTTCTATCTTCTGCCATATTATGCTCCATTATCTGGTCCAGGTACAGGGTTACCCTCTCCTGGTACATCATTATTTATATCCTGTGCAGGCTCTGGTTGCTGAGCATCCACCTGCTGTAAAGGACTCCACTGATACTGTCTACTATATTGTGGCTCTGCCATAATTTCTGTTTCGATTGTATCAATCTCCTCATCTGTTAGCATTAAAACATTCTTCTGAATGTAGCGCTTACTAAAAAATGTTCCTATGTAAGCAGCAAGACCATTTAATACTTCTACCCTACTTCGTAAAATCTCTTGTTCTTTAGATTCTGTGTAGTAAGCATCTGTAGCAAATTCAAAGTCTAAATCATCTTTAATATCTTGCCAATCTTCTTCTGTTATAACACCTTTTAGTAAAAGCTGCGTATGTAATAAGTCCGCTAACATAACTGAGAATTTTCTTCTTAACTTGATGATGAATTTTGTAAACTTCATCTCGTCTCGATTTATCTCAGCAGCTCTACCAAAGTTTAGTCCAGCCTGTTGTTCTAATCTCGATACAGGTATGTTCAAGGATTGATATAATTTCCTTTGAAAGTATTCTACATCTTCTATCTGTCCTAGGTTTGCACCTGCTGGCAATGTATCAATACTTGTACCTGTTCCGCCTTCCCTTCTAGGTAACCAGAAGTCTTCCAACATAGACATGAACTTCTTATCATCTCTTATCTCACCAGTGTTAGCATCGTAAACTAATTTATTACGATATCTATCCATGATGTCCTTCATGTATTGTTCTGCCTTCATCTTAGGAAGGTTTCCAACATCTACATAAAAGATTCTTCGTTCTGGAGCTCTTGTAATTCTATAAATTACTACTGCGTTCTCCATCATACGAAGTTGGTTTGCTGGCCTAATAGCCTTATGTAAATACGACAATGAAATATTCTTATCGTTATCTACCAAACCACTTGGTGCATATGCTATAGCGTCTTTTGTTATTTTTAAACCTTGTTGGTTTTCAGGAGCTATATATTGTCCTGGTTTTGAGGTAACTCCTTTGTCGTTGAAGATAAAGAACTCCTCTACTTCTTTAACAAACTGTACGCCAGAAGGATTCTTTTCCTTCTTAATTTCACGCACCTTCCTAATTTTCCTAGGATCAATATATCTTATATCTTTGATCCCTTGTTTAGGATTTTCCATATCGATGACTTTATGAAAAAATATCTTGCCATCAATATACCATCTTCTAAAATAATCTTGAGCTTGAGCTTTAAAATCTAATAAATTTTTAACTTCCTCAAACTCTCTTTGGATTGATTTCCTAACTGAGGACGATAGTTGGACATCGTCCAAGTTAAGTTCAACGGGAGATTCATTCTCCAATTGTGCAATAGACTCATTTATAATATCCTCTACCGCTGTATCAACATCTGCCATCATGGCAATGTCACGATACCTTTTAACCAACTCTGCGTCTGTTTGTGCGACTCCTTCTAAGTCCATGTAGGTACCGTAGTACCCACCCGCTCGAATTGACTCTATTGCACCGTCTTCGGATGGCGCCACGAAGGATTTTTCACCTTCGGGCGTCTTCTTCCGTTTTATCTCAAATCCAAAAATATCCATTATATTTTATTCCGTCCCATTACGGGTTCTTAGTTAACAACATCATATGTTTGGTATTGGAATGTAACTGTGAACTCTTCAATTATGTCGTTCTGTGCATATTGTAATGCAACTTCTGACATGTTAATTGGGAAAGCGTCCCTTAAAGTTATAATTCCACCAGGTAATGCGATGTCGTTTCTATCTAAGTGTGTGACTGTTATGTCTGACTGGTAATCTCTAGGTAGTGGAACAACCGTAGAATTATCTTCTCTGTTGTTCATACCATTTAACCACTCTTCAAAAGGCTGTCTCAATGATTGAGCTGTATCATTGGCAATAGTTATTGTCCAAGGATCAAAAATCCTTTCGCCTGCCAATTTAACTTCCCTACCTCTGTATTGAATTATAGCTGGATTAACAGTTGAAGCTGGCATAGCAGCTCCTGTTACAAGTACACTAGCAGTCAAGTCTGGCGCGCTTACAAAAGCGGGAAATGCCAGCTCTACCAAGAACTGATTAGGTCTAGCTCCGCCAGCCCCAAGTCTTGATTTAAATAGTTGTATATCCATTGTTAGTTCTCCTAATAAACTTATTTATAAATGTTATCCACCAATCTCATCAAAAGACACACCAGTTCTTGTAGCAATAAAGTTTAACTGTATAAAGTTAATTGATTTTGCTGGCTTAATGAATATGTCCGCTACAAATTCGTTAGCATCAATTACCTGTGAGGTATTATTTGATGTGTTACAAATTACTTTAAAGTCGTAAATTCCTCTACGGCCTTGGACATCTCTTAAGAATGGTGTAAGTAGTGATGTAAATTGAGCTCTTGTAAATGAATCGTTAAATTCAAATAGTTGATATTTAGCTGCTATAGCAATTGCCTTTTCGATAACAATGAACAACCTTCTAACATTAATTCTATTAAATGCTGTTGGTGCTGCTACCATTGTTTTATCTCCAAACAATACAATACCGTTACCTGTACTATTAACAACAGGGTTAATTCCTGCTGCGTACATGTCGTCTCTGTTTGCTTTGGTTGGGTTAAATGCTAATTTAACTGCGTTTTTAACTTGGCCTCTATTAAAGCCTGCTGGTGAGTACCAAGGATCTGTAGTGTTGTCTGTTTCAACACATAGTCCTGCTACGTCTCCATTTAATGGAACCCATCTGTAAACATCATTGTACCTATCGTACATATATTTCCAGTTGCCGTCCATTACGGCATAAGAAGTAGGTGTTAATAAAGCTTTAGTAGCTTTCATTGCTGTTACTTCTGAGCCTGCATTATTAACAACATCGCCCATCTGTGGACTTAAGAATGCTAAACAATCTTTTCTTGTTTTAGCAATATTATCTGTTACCCACTTGCCGTCTGTTGTTCCGTGTCCACCTGTTAATACAAGTGAAATATCAGTAGCTTCTGAATCGTTAAATAATGCGTATCCGGCTTGGATATCTCCACTATCAGGACTATCAGAAACACCGCCTGTTAAACTTACAGTTGCTTCTGCAGATGTAAATCCAGATGTAAATGTTTTTTGTGCTCCACTTGTACCCCAAGTTGTTTCACTTGCTGGGTGGTCTGTGAAGTAAATGTATTTTGATTGGTTTTCAATTACATCTCTGTAATAAATTGATCCACCTTCTAGTCCTTTAGCATCAGAAGCTTTTGAAACTCCTGCAAATGTTTCTAGAACTGTACCTATTGTTCCTGTGAACAAACCATCTTCATCTACGACTACAATGTGCATCTCGTCGTTAGATCCACCTAAAGTTAAAACTCTAGTAGATGTTAAAGGTGCTGTATCAAATTTACCTTTATATGCCCAATCAGTAGCTAAGACTGCTGTCGCTGCTGCTCCAGATCCGCCTCCGCCACTAAAAGTTATTGTAGGTGCACTAGTATATGCGTTTCCTGGATTTGTAATAGTAATTCCTGTTACTGCTCCGCCACTTATTGTAGCTGTACCAGTAGCAGTAATACCTACTCCTGGAGCTCCACTAAATGTTACAGTTGGTGCTGATGAATAACCAGATCCGCCTGCTGTTATTGTAGCAGATGCTACTGAATTACTGTCAAAATTACTGGAATCCGCAAAAGATACTTTAAGAGAGTTTCCTAAAGCTCCTGGGTGTCTAGCTGCCCACATTCCATTAGAGCCAGATCCGTCTCTGTGATTTTGAACATAGTCTTCTTCGTTCTTAATTAAGACTGCTGTTCCTGACGCTACAGCGTTTCTTGCTGTATCGTCATCTACGGCTCTGACTAATTTCAGATTGTTTCCATATGCCAAGAATGATGCTGCTGTGAAAAAATCTACAGCTGTATCATTGTCTGGCTCGAAAAATCTTTCAACAAGATTATTCTCTGAACTTATTGTTACGATCTCGCCTGCCGGACCCCATTGGAAGTTTCCTACAAAAGCAGCTGTAGTAGATGCTACTGCAGGGACAACACTAGTAAGGTCTGTTTCAGTTACGACAACGCCTGGTGATAGCTGAAATGCCATGTTTTTCTCCTCGGTTATATTATCTTATGAATGACACAAGTTTTATTATTATCATCCAACTATTTATAATTATTTTATTTTTTAAAACTAACTCTAAGTGTACAGACTTTTAGGTGCGTGTGTACATTAGGGTTTCACCATATCTCTCAATTTATCTTGTAGGTTTTTATGATAATTATCCTCTGTCAACCATAAATCCCCATCTATTACTTCTGCCTCAGGTTCACTTCCATCAAATCTAATGAATGGTGTAAGATTAGATTCAATCTCTCCCATTTGTTGGCCATATAATCCTTCTCTAGTATTAACATCTGTCATATCTTTAAAGAAATTTTGACTTGATAACCAACCGAATAAAACCATGCACATAACTAAATCATCGTGGTAACCTTCATCTGCTTGATAAGTGTTACCCTTCTCAATAAATGTTGATATTTCATGTATGATATGTTCATCAAATACCAATAGTTTTTGTTCTTCTAGTAAAGACTTAAATGTAAAACATCCTTGTCTTTTTACTTGTTTAGAAGTATTTACTCCTAACTTAGTTGCTTTACCGAACCCTGGACTTACATATTGCCTATTCTGTTCTGTAACTGTACTAAGAATATTGTCATACTCTACTTCTTGATGTAGTATTTCTACTACTTGTTGCCCTATATCATTAACTTCTACTAATATAAAAGCATTATTATAGTCCCTACCTACTTTTCCTATAACGTCAGGAAATAACATAGGTGCTATATCATTTTTTCTATACTTTGCTACTACTCTATATGGCATTTCTGTAATATCAACTACTACAAAGGCAGAGTAATCTCCACCTATGCCCCTTGCAGTATCACATGCCATTGCGTAATAATGTCCTTCTATAGGCTCTTCATATATATCTAATCCAGCATTTTGAAACTCTGGTTCTTTAGTACTTAGTCTACCAATTGTGGCAGAATTAATTAAAGTATTTGTAGAACCTAAAAACTCACATAAAACCTCTTGATTAAATTTAACCTCTCCTAAGAGTCCTTTTTGTTCTTCTAACCACTTCTCATCTCTACCTGGTATCTCATAGTAAGGTATGAACATGTGTTCAAAACCATTTTGTTTTTTCTCTGCCTCATTCCAGAATTTCCAGAAGTGATTATAACCTAGTGGTGTAGATGTAAGTAGAATTTTAGTTGTCTCACCAGCAGAAATAGTAGGATAAACAGAAGTAAAGAACTCGTCTGCTATGTTGTTAGGTATGATTGCTGCCTCATCAATGTACAACCAGTTAACTGATTTACCACGAATGGCGGATGCTGTTGTAGCTGCTGAGAGTACTTTACTATTATTCTCTAACTCTACATCACCTTTATTCCATACTCTAACACCTTGTTGCATCCACAAAGGTAAGTTCTCATACATTATTTGGTATCTGTTTAATACTTCTCTAGCTGCTGAGGCTTTGTTAGCCATGATAGCTACTGTTTTATCTTCTTGGAATATTGTGTAGTGTAATATACACGCAGCTGCTGTTACTGTTTTACCTTGCTGTCGTCCTTCCATTAGAATTACTTTTCTGTTTTCCATTATAAGATCTACTTTGCCTTTTTGACAATCAAATAGTTTAAATGGTTGTAATCCTTTATCTAGTGTAACAATCTTTACATAATTTTCTATAAAGTACTTAGGATCGTTCTGGCATTTAACATACTCTGCTATTTCCTGTTGTGTAAAATCGTGCTGATATGCTAATGGTTTAAGATTAGGATTACCATGATATGATGATTGCTCATTCGCCATCTTTTTCTTCTACTGTACCTTCTATTGTTTTGACTTGTTCGCCTTTCAATGCTTGTAGTAAATCTTTTGTACTACCTACGAACATATTGTTTTGTGTTTTAATATTCTTACCTTTAGAGCCGTCATCTGTAATACGCTTATGCTTTTCTTGTACTTCTAGCATATCTTTAGCTGTGTCTTGTAAGTTTTTAATTAGTCCGCCTGCTACTTCATAAGCACGGGGTTGATCTGAATTCCTGGCAATGTGTAATATGCCTTCTATTGCCTCAGCATTATATGCCTCTGCCTGTTTTAATATAGACCTAGCATACTGTAAATCTTCTTCTTGTTGTTTAACATGTAGAGCTTCCTTTTCATCTTCGGACATGTCTACTGCTGGGAGTTGTCTCTCGTCTTGTACTTTTTTAAGATTTGTTTCTAAAGCTTTAGTTACTTCTTTTGTATTAAATGCTTTATCTAAGTCTTCAAAAGTATTTTTAGTTTTCGAATTCTTCATCAAATTCCTCCAAGAATGTATATGTATCAGACGGTGTAGCATTCAACGGATTAACACTAGCTGTTATTTTACCTTTGCTAGAATTAGTTGTTGTATTAAGACTCATTTGAGGATCGTTGTAGACCGTAGCAATTGCTTTCTTAATAACATCGTGATTGCTTACATTGCTATAAAAATTAAGTCTCATTGTAAAATTTAAAGTCCATACTACACTTAATCTATTAGCAAATTCGCCTTCATATTCATCTTCATAACCAACATTATCTAATGTAATTTTAATATCTCTTTTTATACCAAGTTCAGGTAAATCGTTTATTGTAACATTAAAGTCTGGATTAAAGTAAGGTATAATTTGTTCCAAACATTGTAAACCATCATCTTGGTTCTTCGCAAATATATATAAGGCCAGTTGCATGTTGTATGGCGTAGAATTAAATGCTACTCTTACTGTATTAGCATCATCTCCTGTGCCTACTACCTTATTTTTATTAATTACTTGGGTTTTTCTAGCAGGATCGTATTGTATTCCTTGTATTTCAAAACCCATTCTAGGTAAAGTAATTGCTACTTCACCTCTTGTACTTGTATCTGTTACCCTAGCAATCCTTGTCATAAATTTTTGCTTAGTAGAATATGCTAAAGGTACTCTAATTGCTTGTGCTATAGCTCCAGCACTATTTTTTCTTTCAATGTTTATATCATTGAATATTGTTCCAAAAGCTATAATAGCCTTTCTTATATGGTTGTGATAAAATGTTGTTCCTTTAAACATACTACGCTCCTATCTCACCAAATGGATTCTTTTCACTGAAGTCTAATATGCCTTCTAATGTTACTAAGTTATCAAAGTCTGTATTGTCTATTGGTTCAGAAAGTGCTGTATTATATGCTTCGTTAATTAAACAACCACTTGTTTCGTTTAATAATAGTTTTCCACTCTCTTGTAGTAATTGGAACTCTAACATATCTTGAGAGTATTTTGTTTCTATGTTGTCTATTGCTGCTATACCTGTATCTAAATCTTCTGAACTGTATTCGAATAGTTCACATGTTAATCTAAATACATAAATTTGGTTTAGTTGATAAAAAGGATTTTGGAAATCGACATATTTGATTTCAAAAATACTTTTAGTCTTTGGAAAATATAGTAAGTCTCCTTCAGAAGGCCTGGCTTGTTGTGTGAATGTTCCACCACTTGTTAATACTAAATCTTCCCACCTTCTTTTTGCCATTACAAAAGTTGCTTGATCTCTAACTTCTAATCCAAACCTAGTAAATATATCTCCTTGTCCTTCATATCCATTAACATTATCCAAATACATTTCTAATGGATATGCTTGTGTAAATCTTGACAATTCATCTTCATCAAAGATTGTATCTTTGTTTACTAATGTTCTAGGCATATAGTATATGTCATGCCCATATATTTTCAAAGACTCAAGTACAAGATCTTCTACTAAGCGCTGTTCGCCTGTAGCTCCTATACTGTTACCGCCTTGGAAGAAGTGATTAGTAGTCATATATTATCCTATCATAAATGACGGTGGCAATTCATATTTCAATGACATCTCTTCTTCAATAGCAGCTATTTCTTGTACTGCTTCTTGATAGATTTGGTCTCCGTTTAATGTAACCCCACCTGGCATTTGTATTCCTGCGAATTTTTTAAGGTTTTCACCCCATTGCCTTTTGATTAGTGCTGTTGTATATTTCTTAAGAAACATATCATCATAAACTTCTGTATATGTTGCCGGATCTATGATAGCATAAGCTTCTGCTACTATGTAATCTCCTACATTGAATGTTTTATCCCAATCTGTATCTACATATAGTCTATCTGTTTTACGATTGAAACGAATCTGCCTCTCACTATTGAGAAGTTTTTCTAATGTTGTTAAGTGACTCTGGACTATTGTATAATAGACCATGTCTGCTCCCATTAAATTATATAAATCATTCATTCTAAATTGATACATTAAATCAAACAGCTGGCCATCTCTTGTATTGTTTGTTGCTGCGCCACCAAAGTTAAACATCCTTGTTACGCCCAATATACCAGAACCAATGGGAACATAGCCGTTCTCTATGTCCCCTTTGGTATAAAAATCTGAAGGGGCTGTTGTAGCTGTTGAACCTGAGGTGCCACCTGTTATAGTTTCTGATGCTTGCCATGTCCCTGTTGATTCTTCTGTTGTGATATATTGTCCATCTGTTGAGTCTACCTTTGCAGTAGCTCCTGATGTTCCGCCTGTAATTGTTTCACCTTTTGTAAAATTACCTGCGACATTGGTAGTTAGTTTTACCTTAGACCCGACTATTTGATGAGAAACAAACACTCTTTCAACACCATCAAAATGATACTCTTGAAAGAACTGTAAAGCATCGTCTATTCTATCTGATACCTGTCCGTCTTCTACATTAATTTCTATTACAGGATGACCCAGCCTTCTTAAACTGTAATCCTGTAAGTCTTGTCTACTTGCTAAAGCCATGTTCTACCCTTTAATTAAGTTTTGTTCCACTCGCATTATATATAGCCGTTCCAGTAATAGTAGCTGTAGAACCTTCTCCCTGTGTATGGGAAATTGTAATACCGTCTCCACCTGAAACCTGTGCCATATAATTACCTGTAGTATGTGTTCCTAATGCAACTGCATTATCTGCCAGTTGATCCGAACCTACTGCGTCATCTGCTATCATTGATTGTTCTACAGCATCTGCTTGTATAGTAGCTGTACCTGTAACATTGGCAGAACCATCAAACGATGATGATGTCCATACAACATCTCCTGTCATTCCAACAGTTCTTCCTGTTGCAAATGCTGTAGCTGTATCTGCATTACCTGTTACATTACCAGTTAAGTTACCTTCTAAATAAGTGCTGTTTAATAGCGCTAATTTTGTTGATGAAAGTCTAGCTAGTATAGTTGATGTGCCTGCTTTTTGTGCTGCAAACTCTATGATACCATCTTCTGTTCCGTCTGTTACATCACCTGCTTTACCTGTAATTTTAGAGTAAACAGTTGTTGCGCCACCATCATCTTCGCCACTAAACTTAATTTGTCCTAAGTAATCTGCGTCTGCTGGTGAAGCGCTGTTTCTGTAAAATGTAAATACTGGACCTGCTGATGAACCAGCGTCTGCGTTCTCTACACTTAATGCTCCAGAAGCTGGATTATATGTAAACCCTGTATCTGTTTCAATACCTTGTGTTCCTGTAGCACCATCAACGAATGTAATATATGCTGTTTCGTCTGTAGTATTATTAGCACTTGCTGTTACACTTGTTGCTAA